AAGGCTGAATCAGCCATTGAACAATTGACCGAAGCTGAAAAACAATACTCAAAAATTCTAGGAAAAAAGAAAAATGAACTCCCCAAACTGAAGGCTGAGCTTGCCAAAGTGACACAGCAATCTCGAATCATGGCCAATGAAGAATCCAAACTGCAAGCGACCATCAATAAGCTTCGTACCGATTTGGCGGGGTTAAGTGACGCTGGCAGCACCAATACCAAAACGTTTAAGAAAAAAACGGGGGCCGTTGCACAAGCTGTGCGCACATTGCAGGTATATCAATCAAAACTAAAAAGCACAACTCAAGATGAAAACCGTATTCGCTCTTCTATCTCTGCGACAGAGCGTGAGCTTGGTGATTTAACGAAGGCTCACCAGAAGAGCACCAATGAGATTAAAGCGCATGAGCGATTAGTATCACGCTTAGGCCACTCATTAAAAGAGGCGGGTCTCGATGTCAATGACATCACCCAAGAAGAGAAACGGCTGCAAGGCCAACTCAATCGAACCAATAAAGAGATTTCAGAGCAAGGTCGAGAGCTCGGCAAGTTACAAAACTTTGAAAAGCTGGGGGCGATTGCTGGAGGGGCCATGGCATCAGCAGGCTTCGCCTGGGCGGGGAATGATAAGTCTCGAAATGAACGTCTCCTTGCTGCTCGCAGTAGCTATTCATTAGAAGAGGTGCAATCGACCTCTCAACGCCAATTTCGTACCGACTTGATTCGGATGTATGGTGCAGACCAAGAGAGCATTTTCGCTACTCAAGCCCTCGCTAAACAGCAAAATTTAGGTGACGAAGATACTCAGGCATTAACAAAAGCCACTATCCAATTACAAAAGATTTTCCCTGACTATTCCTCACCCGAAACCGTTCGCGCCCTTGCCAATATTTCAAAAGGATTCGGCATCAGCATCGAGGAGGCTGCGAATAAGGTTTACGCCACCAGCTCAATGGTCGGTGATGCTAATGGGGATTTGCTCGATACTTTCGCTGAATACTCGCCTCTACTCGGTGACAAGATTTCATTTGACCAATTTGCAGCCTCTATTGTTCGCGCCCGTCAAGCCGGTGTTTGGAATACAGATAAGGTAGGTGATTCATTTAAAGAATCCTTTATGGCTCGTTTTAGTGATAGCGATGAGTTTGCCAAATTGGTGGGGCAAGGCGATAAAGCGGGCACCATTGATGCCATCACGGATACCGATTTGCGTAACCGAATTAAAGAAGCCGCTTACCGAGTACGCAGTGACGTTGAAACAGGCAATGCGCCAGGTAACAACTATGCAGCACTATTGGCTCTAGTGAATAGTGCAAACAAAACCGATGCTGCCACCGTCAAACCCATTCTTGAAGCCATCGGTGGCACAATCCTCTCTGAAGATATTGGTACCAACGGTTTAGACGCAATGCAGCAAGGTCTGCAAGAAGGGGGAAAGGTCTTTGACGGTGTTGATTCTCTTGATGATGCCGCTCAAGGAGTATCAACTTCTATCGACAAAGCCAAGCAATCATTCAATGCGACGACTGACACAGTATCGAACAGTGCGGCTAAGTTAATCGATAAGTTTGATGACTTAGGGACAGCGGTTTCCAATGTGACAGGCTCCGCGACTGGAGCTATGAACGAGAACTCTGGATTGGGTTATGCGGGTCTTGTCGGCGGCATAGGCGCAACAGCTTTCGGGGGAATGATTGCTGCCCGCCTTGGTAAAAAAGCCTTGGGTAAAATTCTTGGCACTGCAATGGGCTCTCAAGGTGGCTTCAAACCTGCGAGCATGTTTAGTGGCTTATTTACCAAATCTGCGGCTAAGCCGGTGGCGAAGGTCGCTAAAGGGCCGAGCTTTTGGTCGAGTGCGGGGAAAAAGGTAATGGATGGCGGTAAAGGTGTTCTCAAAAAGCTGCCAGTGGTGGGTCGAGCTCTAAGTACGACCTCAACTGGATTATTTACAAAGTCAGCCACGAAACCAGTAAACAATGTCGCCAAAGGAGCAAGCCCGTGGTCCTCTGCTGGGGAAAAAGTAATAAATGGTGGTAAAGGCGCTCTCAAGAAACTCCCCGTCATTGGTACGGCTTTGAATGCGGCCTCTATTGGCATGAGCGCCATTGAAGGAGATACGGAAGGAGTTTGGCGTGGTATTGGAGCCACGGCTGGAACCACACTAGGCGGTCTCGCGGGGAGTTTGTTTGGTGGCTTTGGTGCCGTCCCTGGTGCGATTGCTGGCTCTGTGGCGGGTGATGAGATTGCAGGTTGGTTATACGATATTTTCAATGGTAAGGATGATCCTGTTAACCAACAGGCTGTCGCTCAAGTGGAGCAAACAGTTCAATCTGCGACAATGCAACCCAGAAACGCCATCAGTCAGCCACCAGCCACAATCGAAGTGAGTTTTGCACCTGTCATTCAACTGGAAGCGGTGAGCTCTGAGGCCGATGTGATGGCACAAACCTTAGTGGCAGCCCTGCGTGATATGACGCCTCAGCTCAAACAGACATTGCATGATGTGATGGATGATCTTTGGAAAGATATGGATCATGTTGACCTCGACTAAAAATAAATATACTGTGTTTTTATACAGTACATTTAAAAGGAGAGTTTATTATGCGCGTTGATATGATCGTCAAAGCTTCTGGTTTACCCAAAGGGACATTCTCTTTGATTGAGCCTGAAATTCAAAAGCGTTTGTCGGTACTCGATCCCGATGTTTGTGTCCGTATTCGCAAGGGTGAAAACAATCATCTGGACATCATGGAAAGGGATAAAACCAAAAAAGAGAAAGCCCATGCGCTTTTGGAAGAGATGTTCAATGAAGCGGACGAGTGGCTGTACAACTCAATATGACAAAGGCGCAATTAAGCGCCTTTTCTTTTTAAGTTACAAACTAATATTGAATATTTCTCATCGACTCCAGCGTTTGTTCAAACGTTTCCTCTTCCATTTCAATGCCGATAAAACGTCGATTTAAACTCAAACACGCCTTACCTGTAGAGCCACTGCCCATAAACGCATCGAGCACCACATCATGTTCACGGCTGCTGGCGGTAATGATATGTTGCAGTAAGTCTTGTGGTTTTTCGCAGGGATGCTTACCTGGATAATATTGCACCGGTGCAAACTGCCAGACATCGGTATAAGGCACCTCACTGGTGACGGAGAACGGTCGACGTAAATGTTCGTATTGCGCTTTTAGATCATCGTATTCCAATACCAAGTTTTGGTAGTTATTTTTTAAAGCGTCATACTCCTCCATTAGGTCGCCATGCGTCTTCGTTAATTCTCCCTTTTTACTTGCGAAAAGCTGTTGAAGCTTTTGGTATTGCGCTTTGTTGGGGAGTTTCCATTGGCTTTCACTAAACCAATGAGAGCACATTTGTGTCCCTGTTGCCGCATTGATTTCTTTTGCTGTCACACCAAGTTGTTTACGAGCATTGATGAAGTAATCCATCAAAGGTTTGAATACGTGTTTCTTGAGCTCATTGCATTGAGAAGCGTAACCAGAGCAACCTTTGGCATAGCCTTCAGCGTTATAGTGGCCAGCAAATAAAATACGTTCGGTGGACGGAAAGAACATGCGCAAGTCCGGTTTGTGCATTCTTCGCCATGGGCCTGACGGTTTGGCCCAAATGATGTGGTTAAACACTTCAAAGCGGCTTCTGATGAGAATTTCAGTATCACTGGCCAGCTTTGAACCACAGAACAGATAAAGACCTCCTGAGGGTTTAAGGATTCGCCAGAACTCGAGAAGCACTTCATCGAGCCAGGCTAGAAATGAAGCGACATCTGGCCACTGATTGTCCCAGGCATTACGTTTGACTTGGAAGTATGGTGGGTCGGTTAAAATCAGATCAACGGAGTTGTCTTCAAGCGTTTTAAGGTAGGTTAAACAATCGGCATGGATGAGGCTGGCACGGCCATCGTGCAATGTGTGTTGGTGCATTCTTATCTCCTGTTAGCAAGAGCCTTGAACACAAATAGCGGTTGAAAGCCGCCAGCAATAACGAATTAAAGCTGGCGGCGTTTTGTTGCTTCCTCTCCAATTCCTTTATCAAAAAGGTCTTGGGTCTCAGGTACTCAAGGCATCAAAACACCGATCAACCTTATCACGAGGAACTGTGTATTTATACAGTTAATTATTTCGAATTAATTGCGTTAAATCAGGATAGGGCTGTTGTGAAAGCTGTTCGATAACAAAGGCCACGTGATGGACAGAGTGCTCAGGCAGCATTTGGGATACAGAGATAGGGTCAACATGACCTTGTTTAGACTGTTCAATAATCAAACTCACCAGCGTTTTATGTTCAGGTTTAATCGTTAACATGCTGAAATTCCATGTAAATTCAACGTGAACACGACACTAGTATGGTGTGCCGGGAATAGCCAGTGCTTTGTGATGATAACTTGAGTTAATTAGAGCTCTGCAGGATGTAACAGCAGGTGAGCTTGATGCGTTTTTGCATTCCACTCTTTCATTTCTGCGATAAACAAACCATGTCGATGAATACTGTCAATGAGGTCATACGCTCTCTCATGTTGAATTAACATAGACAGAGGGCTAATCTGTGTCATATTGTCGAAACCCTGTTCAATATGTTCTTCTAACATATACAAAACACTCGGTTCTGCCTCAGTTCCTTCCTCAAAAAGCCTCGACTCAATGCCTTCTTCGTCATATAGGTGCACAAGCAGTGAGTACAGCTTCTCCGCACCAGCGAGCTTGGTCTTTTTAGCCTGGTCATTAAGTTGATAGAGCTTCATCTCTAGGTTCCCTTCTTTTGTTCGAGCCGCTTGAAGCATCAAGCGAATGTCTTTTTTAATCGCAGCGTAGGCCTTATCACTCATTTTGGGCTTTAGATATTTCAATAAAATCTCATTACGCTTTGCAATGGGTACGAAACGCGAGCTAGCCGATACTTGGAACAATAGATGAAGCAAAGCATGCGTTATGGTTTGGTGTAATGTTTGATAGTAATCAAACTCTTTTTTGATTTGCATAAGGACTAAATATTTGACGAATACAACGTATTGTTATGTGGTCATACTGTCCATAAATCAAGCTATTGAAATAATTAAAATGAAAGGTTGTTACTGCAGTTCACTAAACACCTGCTTGGAAAGCACTTGCTGAGTGGTAGCGCTTACTCGGTAAACCCGTGTATTGCCATACGCACTCGCAAACGCCACCGCCCTGAGCGAATCGTCTAACTCAAGCACAAACTGCACGCTAGGTAAAAAGTCCCCACTTTCCAATTCATCAAAAGCTAACAACACCTCATCAGGTGAGGTCATCAACTTCTCTTGTATCATTTCCCGAAACGGCTCTAGCTCTGGCGATTGTTTTATCACGTTATTGAGTGTGCTAGCCGATAAGCCTTGTTTCGCGACGGCTTCAGCTTGCTCTTTTAAGACGCGTTTACTTTGTGCGTGAGAGTAGTTGAGTATGCGTTGGGTCAGTCCATATTCTTGCGCCCGCTCCATCATCGATACTGGCAGCGTTTTCATTGATACTAATGGCGAGCTAGTAAACTGATGCTCTTTGCCTGTTGTCGCATCCTTATCCAAGGCTGTGCCACTGACCTCTGCAGAGGCTCGTCGCATCGATGCGGGTAGTGCTTCATATTGCTTGCGTGATAGCACTGAAACGGTCGCGCGGCACTTATGGTGATTGGGCGGGTAAAAGCTTTCCCAAAACGGATCGTCTTTCGATTTAATCACGCCATCGAGCTTTCTGCATAGCTCTGTGGTGCCCGAATCGAGCACCGACGAATATACCAAAAACTCGACTAAATCATTATGAGCAATTTGAGTCCAACGACCTGAATTGTATGCGGTCATCATATTGTTGCGATAATGCAGCTCTAACCAATAAGGATTGACCTGAGAGAGTCCTTCTTGCTCAAGAAGTTGACGGAGGTTCCCTAACGTTTCAGAGCGTGATGCGCCGCTTCCTAATGCCTCTTCATAACGTTTTTTAACGCGATTGACCGCATCAATACTGGAAACGTTTGCCACGGTAAAAGCACGCAACTTCATTGCCGCTTCCATCTGCCGATACGCTTTGGTATCGGTCGGTATCATGGCTTTGAGTGAATCAATCGCTTCCTGAAAAGGCACCTCATCCACGGCAAGATAAATCGGCGCATAAGTGAGTTCGAGAGGTTTCTCGTTGGCATCATTGATCGCATTATGGATATGCGCTTGGCCCAGCAGCCAACTCACCATCATCGAAGCGGCATAGATGTTGGTGTATTGCGTTGTCACTTGGGTGATATCAATATCGTCTGGGTTTGAATGCGCTTTGAACGCGGCTTCCAGTTCGCTTGAAAGGCTTTTGACGGTTAATGAAAGCGCCTCATCTTCAAGGCGCTGTAATTTGGTGAGGTTATCGGTCTCTTGTTTATCAAGACTTTTTAAAGCAGACATAAGTGCTTTCCTGGTGCATCGGAAAGATACGTGGGTTTATCAACGGTCGTCGGTTCATTGACGATATTGTTCACTAACTCTTTATAAGCGTCCTCATCCACTCGAATTTTAAGACTGCCTTTGCGACCATTAGCTAAGAATATCCATTTAAACAGCGTGTCGTTAAGCGTCTTATGCACCATACGAGCATCGCGTTTGGAGACGCGCATGCCCGCTCTTTCATGAACTTCACCCAATGACCGCGAGCCGTATTTTTGATTACCGTTCGTCAAGGTTTGACCTGTGATGCGCTTAGCGATTTTGTTATCAATGTATTCAATGGTTCGAAGCAGTTCATCCACCTTACCGTTGGCATCAAGGGTGACGATTTCTTTTACACCAGAGAGTGCCACCGCATCTCCGTTCATCACAGGGGCTAACGAGTTGGCTATCGCTTGTACGTCATCCCCGCCATTGGCATTTTCAGCCAGAGCAATCGCGGTTGGGATCGCGTACTTCTCGCCCAGTCGCTCGATGTTGGCCCAGCTTATCCACTTACTTTGCCAAATGGGCCACACTGACTCTAAGATGGTTTCGCCATATGGGCGCTCGGTGGTTGCATTGCGCAGCACAGGAATGACTTTCCCTGCCACAGGCGTTTTCGTTGTGTAATCCACGGCGCTATACACTAAAGTGCCATCTTTTAATAGGCGAAAGTCTTCAGGGCGTTTGGGCTCTGAGTGGATGAGACAAAGCTGTGAGCCGACTTTCTCCCAGATAAGCTCCACGGGCATAAAACCAAATTCCGTCGCACTTAACATCTGCTCCATCAACATTTCTAAATCGAAGTCTGCCATCACTTCGTTGTAAAACGCGATGTCATCGGCTGAGCCTTCCATCACGTAAGGCACCGTCATGGCCGTGGCATGACGCATTTCAATGCTTGATGCGACCTCTTCATCGAGCAGCATGGCGCGAATGGCCCCAAAGTAGTAGTTGCTGCTTTGGTAGCGAGCGTTGCCGAGCTCGGCAGGTAATGGGTAGTGATTAACGATAACGTCGGTGGGAAGCCGAGCGATAAGGGACGATAATGTGAGATTCTTTATCACGGGCAATCGCAGCTCCTGTGTATTGAGCACCGCTTTCAGTGCCATTATTAAGGCCAAGCAAGGCGTTGATTAATGCGAGCGCTTCGTCTTTGCGGTCATCAAAATCAAACTCGCTGATTTCACCTAACTCGTAAATTGCCCTTTGAGTCATGCCTTCAGCCAACACTTCTTTGTCATCCTCGCTATAAAGGCGAGACAAGGCATTCTTTTGACCAAGATAGGCATAGCACCAACGCGCGGCGGATTGACAAGCGGTTTGAGCGTTGCTCTCATCGTTGTAAGTTAAGGAGTGGTAGATTTGTTCATCCAGGGAGCTCGATACTCCCTGGATGGTGACCATCGCTCTTAACTCAGTAAGGGTAATAGCCATTATCACCCCTTACGCTAATGCGCCATCGGCCCAACAAATGGCATCAACGACAACCGCAGGCAAAGGTTTTGACATGGTGTACACATCCGCGCCACTTGGGTCGTCGACTTTCTTCACCTTCGAGAAGAAAGGTAAGGCCTGAAGACCTGCGTCCAAATCATCGAGCGCGGCATAGTACGGTGTGTGTCCCGCATCAAGGTCAATCATCACCATCTTGTCATCATCAACGGTTTTTACGCGGGTTTTCGTACCGCCTACCATGGTTTCGTATGAACCATTTTCAAGGTTGATGAGGTAGCCGCCGACATTGACTTGACCCTTGCTGACTTTCACATCGAGCACGTTGGATTTATTTTGTCCTGCTAAGGTAACAATGCGAGCAAACAACGTTTTACCACTCAATACTTCCAAGTTTGCGCCATAACCTTTCGCTTGAATGGTTTCATCCATTTCTTGCAAGGCGGTGTACACGTGTTCGATGGTGGCGTCTGTGGCTTTCAGTGAGCTGTTAAAGTTGTAGCGAAGGGTTTCCCCAAAGTCCACTTCAAACAATTCCATTGCGCCGTCTGCGGTTTTCATTGGGTAGGCAATCTTGCCTGTCAGCGATTGAGCGCACAGCGCTTCAGTTGAGACTTCAATCTTGCGCATCACACCAAACTGAAGCATTTCAAAAAACTTTTGAATGTTCTTTAAACCTAATGCCTTGAGGTTGTTGAGCTCCGCTGCTGACACATGCGATACCGTCGAAAAACCCTGTGGCTCGATGGATTGAGTTTCTAAGTCATTACCACCAAGCTGATACGCTTTGGTGCCGCGACGTACCACCGGAATGTTAGACAGGGTCTCTTTGAGTACATTCCAGGGGATGCGCACACTTGGGTAAAACACCGCATCCCCAAACACCTTCTTGCGAATACGCATAGGCACTGGCTTGCGCTTTTTGTAGTTGTTCAGCAGCTCTGCCCACTCTTGAGGGGCTAACAGACCGCGTAAAATATCAATAATATCCATGCTTTGTTCTCTTTATAGCCGCTTATCAAACAGCGGCATGCATTAATGGGTGGGGTTATTTGTCTAAGCCTGACTCAGAAGCGTTGTTGTCTGATTGCGCTTCATCATCGGGGGATGGCTCTGAGTCTTCTTTTGGCTCATCCGCAATCACCAAGTCAACGCTATCTTCGACGCGTGGGTATTCCCCTTTTTTCGTTAGGGCGACATAAATCGTCACTTCACCATCACCAACAGGGGTGATAAGTCCTAATCTCTCGTCGACGGTGGCCACGGCTTCATCACTCGAGGTGTACTTTACGATTTGCTCATAAGGGTTATTGAGAACAAAATTCAAGCCGCCGCTTTGCACATCAACGCCAAGCTCTGAATACACAACCGGTGAATCATCCACTTTACGAAAACCGACAGGCTCGAGTTTCAACTTATCTTCTGACTCATCGTCTATATTTGCCGTAGCCTGCAGCGCGGGTTTGCCCATTTGATGATAAGCATCACCTTCACGTTTTAATGTGTGAAGCTTCGCGATGGCTTGCTCAATCAAATCGTTACGGCGTGAATGATGCAGCAGTGTGCGTGGGTGAGCCCCCATTTGAACAAAGGCATTCGACGCGTCACGCAGCGCTTTAGAAAAGACTCCATCTTGTTTGGCTTTTTGTTGCTCTAGGGGACTCATAACCAGGCTCCTTCTGCAAAGAGTTGAACGCAAGAAAGCGTAAATTCATTCGCGGCGGTGAGCGCAGAGTCATCCGCAAGCACCACACGGTCGCGAAGGTACGCGCCAAGGCGAAGTACTGAAACAGACCCATCACCTTTCATTTGTTTGGTGGTGACTACCCCTAGCGTCACTTGAGTGACGGTAAGATTGCCAGCGCCATCATCTTGAACGGTGATCAACGGGGAGCCGTCCCAACGCCCAGTGATCATGCCATCAGTGATCACCACGGCATGACCTGGCTCTAAATCGGTGATGCCATTAACCATCATTTGTTGGATGACGTTGCCACCGGTATAACTGCCGACAATGGCGGGTGCGCCCTTGATGGTGGTTTTCATTCCAAATTCCATTACCAACCCTCCGGATCAAAGTTATCTTTTTGAGCATTGCCTCCATCGGCAAGCTCTAGATTTTGAGTCAATGCATCCCACGCCGACTTTTTAGGTGGGGTTGCACTCTTTTCAGGCATCGCGATCAGCATACCTTTGAGCTGGCTGTAACGAGTACCGTCGCCTGATGCGCAAAGTTCAATCGACGAAGCACCTTCAATCATGACTTTCACGCTCTTGCGCAGCTCGTCGCTCATTTCACGCGAGTCCGCTAGCTCGGTCAGTGTTTCCTTACGATCGCCTGCCAACGTTTCTTGCATCGCAGTAACCGCACCGTTTGATTTGTCGTCATCGGTCTTAGTCTGCTCTCCATCTTTGTTTTGCTCACCTTCTTTTTTAACTGGCGGCGTATTAGGTTTAATCCCCATACCGTCAAGCTGCTCTTTGACGACATCGCCAAGCAGCGTTTTGAGTTCGTCTTTCTTCATGGTTATTCCTGTTTCATTGTCATCAGAGCCAGGTTGAGTACCGACATCTGCACTGAGATAGATAGCGTCATCACAAAAGTCGCTATCGCTTAGATCCACCACATCACGGGTTTTCGTGTCCGCCGCCGGAGGAAGCTGCCCCAAGAAGGCAAGGTGGTGCATGTACCACTCACCCTCTTTATCCGGTACTGGATGGATGCCAGCACTGAAACCTTCAAACTCGCCCGAGTCTTCCAGTGTTTCCATCTCGGGGGTGTAAATCACCTCACCCACAAGGACGGTTTTTCCACTTTTATCGCCACTGCCAGCTTCCGTTCTGAGGTTGGACGCTCGCCCCAACGCGGCAATCTGATCGCTGCCTTTGGTTGGGTGACCTGGGGTCACAGGCGGGCGGGCGTCCGATTTATAATGGCGAACCACCGATTCGAGCTGCGCTTTCGTGACGGGTTGCCCATTTTTTTGAATGCCATCTGCCACAATTTCCAACTTACGAATTCGCATATCGACTCCTTATAAGGTCACGGTGATACCAAATTGCCCTGGTGCATCCGGCGGGTATTTCGCACCGGTTTGCATGTCGAGCATGAACACGCGTCCAGAGGTATTGCTGATCTCAATAAAATGCACAGCAATGTTGGCGGTGTACGGCGAGCCCTCATCGTTATAACCAGGCACCGGAGGGTTTTTCACAAACCCATGAATACGGGTAATTCCCGCATCAATGATCTTGGTCCCCGTTTCGGAATCCAGCATGCGAACTTGTCCGGTAAGACGCAGCTTTATCCACCCATCGTTATTGGTCAGTTGAGCCACGTCGCCAAGCGCCACCGATTGAAACTCCACAGTTGCCGTTGGAGCTTCGTACTTGCCGGTTGGCACTTCGACATCACCCAGCCCCCCTAAGCCGCCCACCGTGGCCATCTTTCGTTGTAGGTCGCTGCTTGCGCTTTTTACGCGTCCGACGTATTGGGTTTCATTGATGAACGCCATCTGGTCACGCCAGACCACACTTTTCTCTGCCATGACTTACCTCACGCAATCAGTTTGTTAAAGGCGCTTTCTAACCCTTCAACGTAAATTTCAGCTTCAAATTCCACACTCTGCATAGGCACAGGCGGTGTCATTCGATAGCGGTACTTAATTTTGCCTTGCATCAGATTGGTGAGCGGGTTGTCACCGGCATCAATTGACACATTGCTGTACACCAATGCGGTGCCTTCTTTCGAGCGAAGATAATCGTTCACCGTATCTTTCACGCGGCCACAGGTCGTATTGGCAATGTCCGTTGGGCTGGTGAACATCGGAAAGTCTAAGAACTGACGTGTAGCGTCCTCAATGCTTTCCTCTATGATGTCTGCCGTTCGGCGAACCGATAAAAACGACAGGTAATCGCTCTTGGCTGGAAATGCGGTGGAGTAGTTACCAAAGTTCTTCCAACCGCCATGATTCATCAGCGTGGTAATGCCATTCACATTTAAGTAGTTCACATCACACGATGGATCGCTTGGGATGTAATCGAGTTCAATGGAAGGGCCTATCACATCGGCCATGACATAGTTTGATGGGGAGCACCAGTAACCGGTTTCCGGCACAATGTTCTGCTCGGTTTGGTTGCGGTCAACTTGAGCAATGAGGCCACACAGACTTGGCGCATACCAATCGACCACCGTTGCTCCATCTTCGTCTAACACTTTGGGACGTGGCCAGCCGACATACGCTCGTTGTGAGGTGTACTTTTGCTTCCAAGCGTACGCCTCAGTGGGTGTTGAAATATGCTCCGGCATATCTCCTACCCAAATGCCGCGGATAGTACTGACCGCTGCCACGGCGAGCCCCATTGCGCCATCCTTGTGTAAGATGCCTGGAGCCATGTTGATTTTGGATGAAAAGCCGTAGCTCTGTTTCGCTTTACGCAGTAACGGTAGCGCTTCCATGAATTTTGCTAGCAGCGCATCCGTGACGCGAGCCACAGTCAGAACATAAGTCAACGCTATGCCAGCAACGTCACCCACATTAATGGTCACATCGTTGTCATTGGTGTAGCTGACGTTGCTCTTGGGTGCGAGCGTCACGGTGACCACCGTTTGACCTTCTGAAAGGGGTGTGATCGTGCCGTCACTACTATCAACCAAGGCAAGGGCTTCATCATCAATGGACCAGACTGCGGTTTGTTCGTACGGATTGATTAACGTGTTCGGCTGAGAGTCTGCGCCTAGAAACGCTGTCGCAACAGAATCGCCCAGCGTCGCTGGACTCATGGTCTTGCCTGCGTTTGGGTTGGTTTGAGCGACCGTCACCCCATAGACATGGGCTTCATCTACGTCATTCTCACCATCATTAAAGGTGACCAAAGCGGTGATGTTAGCAACACCCGCTTTCACTGGTGTTACCACGCCCGTATCAGCATCCACGGTAGCAATGAGATCATTGTCCGAGCTGTACGCAATGCTACAAGCGTGAGGGTTTAAAATCGTGACAGGTAAGCTTGCGCCATCATCAATATAAATAGAGACACTGGATGTGCTCATCGTGACGCCAGAGACCGCAGGCGTTTCAACGTCAGGGAAGTCGCCGTCCTTACCTAAAGGGATTGATAGAATGGAATTGCTTGGTACATAGTGGTGAACGCGGCGAATGGCGTTGGCGAGCGAGCCTTCACCGAAGGTCTTCTTCGCGTCATCGTAATTGGTGGTGTGGTAAAGCTTTAATGGCTCTGCCAACTCAGAGGTGCCAAACACACCAATCACACTGGACGACACTTCGATGACCGAAATGGGACCTGTGAGCGATTCGATGGTTCGGAT